CTTTCTCTAGCTGATCCAACTTGTGCTAATTGCTGTGCATCTAAATTCTGATATTGCGGTGCAAGTGTTAGTGCATCCTGCTGTGCCTTATAAGCCATCGGAGCAAGAGCAGAAGTCATTGCCTGCTGATTAGCACCTGACCCATATCTGCCTGACTTTGCAAACTGAGATGTAACAGTGTCAATCGCAGGCTTAAATGCCATGCTCATTAATGGATTAGTACCCATTAAGTTTTGCTGAATAACGTCTTGACTTGTTGCTGTTAGGCTATTCGGATCTAAGGCTCTATCTCTAACCATATTCAGAGCCATTTCACTTTCAGGAGCAAATCCAATCGTAGTTGAGTTCGGATAGTATGAAGGCATATCATCCATAAATCTATCTTTAGCTTGTGCTAAACCAAACTCTAAAAATGGCTTTGCATATGAAGGCGGTTCAACCTGAGTATTTACTGTACCTGAACTTCCGCCACCACCACCTTTTGACATATTAATATTCCTTTACTAAAACGATTGCAGTTGGTTTGTAATTTTTCAAAACTTTTTCCCAACCTTTTCTGCCTATAATTTCAACCGCTTCACATTGGTATAATATAGACCATTTTCTTATTTTTGGCTCTACGTCTAAAAGTGTTTTTAAGTTACCGCCTGCAAGCCAAAATCGTAGAGTTCTACGTTGCGGATAATCAATAATTTCAGTTACAATCGCACTGTCAGGCAATGCCCATAACTGAGCATCTCCTCTTTTGACAATGTCTATTACTTCCTCATAAGTATGACTATTGTGAGCATACCGAAGAGCATCAACAATCCAGTTTCTACACCTATCAGCATCATCCGAAAATGACGTACTCGAAGGATCTAGTGGTTGTAGCATTTGCATGATTTAATGTTGCCTGCCCTTTTTGTCTGCCAGTTACATGAATAGTTGTTGTCGAAGCATTGCTAGTTGTCGGCATAAATAAAATCACACTATCTCCGCCAATACGATCATCAGATAATGTTGTCGTTGCCGAACTATTTGTTAATGTAATTGAACCAGTAGAGTTTACTTTTCCATCTAGAATATTATTCACAACTGTTGATATTGTTCGTGGCTCATCTCCGATTGGAGATAATCTTCTGTAGTTATTAACTCTTGTCATCTTCTACCTAATGGTTGACCTTCAATATCAACCCCCTGAGCAAAATCCCAAAATCCTGAAATATTCATTCTAATTCTATGAAATCGACCCTGAGATCTATGCTGAACAAAACCCTCATCTGTCAGGCTATTCGCAGTCGAAAACACTACATCATCATCTTGACGATCTCTTGCCCCAACTTGCATTGTAACTGCCCCATCTCTGAAATAAGGAACTGTCCTTGTTACCAGTGAATGTTTGCCTTTATTGACTGCAAACTCTGCGGTCTCAATCGTGGCATCTAGTGGCTGACCAGTAAAAGCATATATTTTATTTAACAAGCTACCGCCAAATAGAAAGTTACCGCCTTTATATAGATTACTATCTAATGGTGCAGGCAATCCTTCTAGTGTCGCACTTAAATTATCTAATCCCTCTAATGTATATCCTGCTGTATAAAATGGAGATATTAAGTCTGCTGAAACTTCAGCTATAGACCATTTGCCAACAGCATAATTATACATCAATAATTTATCAGGAGTTGTTCCTGAAGTATTAGAGTTAGACACATATGACCACGCAACTATTTGGTTTTGTGGATCTACTGCACAACTCATCTTATAGTCAAAAGCACTATTAAAATCTTTGAAGAAAAACTTGTTTATTTTCTCAGCACCTATTGGTGTACTAGATTTCCCATCAAACTGATAGAAACCATCTTCCGCCAAATAAAATATAAGCCGACCTACGTTTCCAACTGATCCTGAATAAGCACAACCTCTCTGCGTTTCTACTTTGTCAATCTGATAGATTAATGGAGTACCGACATATTGAGCAATACAAATAGCTTTTTCTAAAAGTATAGTTGCGTATTCTCCGCCAACTAATCCAGTGATCGCCCCTGCATCTACAATGTCCTGAAAGTCAGCTTGATCAGTTCCTACAGTCCAACTGGTTGCATCATTAATGCCTGACCATCTTGTCCTAAAAGGCACTTGACCTGACCCCTCATCTATATTAGCCACCCAAACTTGGTCTCTCACCACAGCCATAAAGTCAGCTTTTGGGGCATTAGCTAAATCAGAAAATGCACTATCAGTTCCTAATGTAAATTCTTGAAGGGTTTCACCTATACCACCTGAAGCAATGACACTTGTTCCAAACTGAACAAATCTCCAATATTCTGCATCTGTTAGAGAATATCCGCCACCTTTACCAATACTCGTTAAATTGGAATTTCCTGCATTAAATTCATATAATTTACTCGCATCTCCTGCAAATAATTTAACATTTCCTGAATTATCTTTTGAGGCAAATATTCCTTTTAAAATAGCATCGCCTGCATTTGATACAGACTGAAAACTGTTTATTGGTCTATAGCCTGAAATAGCAGGGATAACATTATTGGCAACTGTAACTCCTGCATTTTCTAAATCAGGTTGATCAGGCAACCATTCTCCAAACTTAATCATTGCTGTAACCAAACCTCACTTCCAACATTTTGAGTTGTCCATACTTCTGAACCAATATTTTGTATTGTCCATGTCTCAGATCCATCTTCAATCTCAGACCAATCTTCACCAACAATCTTTGCTGTGGCAGTTATGCTTGCTGAACTCTCAGGACTTGCAGAAACATTAACCTCAAAATTAGGAGTAGATGTTACACTCGCCTCAGTTGATATTGCACCAGTAATTAAAACAACTATATTTGCAGTTGCAGATATTGAGGCACTTGTTGCAACACTCGCAGAAGGCTGTTGCACCCTGATTGCTGATCCTGAGATCGTGGCACTTGTACTTATACTCGCACCAAATCCAACTGTATAATTAGCTGTCGCTGATATAGATCCAACAGAAGCAGTCGTTGCCCCCATAGTTCTAATTCTAATAGGGGTTGATGTAACTGAAGCGGTTGTCGCAACACTTGCAGAAGCAGTCCTGATCTTAACAGCACTTGCACTCGCACTTGCACTGGTCGAGACAGATCCTTCAACCTCAATAGCAAATTGTATCTCAGCACTTACACTGGCACTTGTAGAAATACTTGCCGAAGCCTGCAAAACTGCAAGACTTGATAGGCTGTCGATATTACCTAAAGCATTGAGGCTGTCTATATTTCCCCAACTATCTAATTGATCTAGAGTTGGATTAGACCACTCAATTTTAAGCATATCAGCATTGCTATCAAAACTTCCTGAAATACTATCTAAAGTTTGCGTAATCTGATCTAGATTTGGAATACCTAAAGCCATAATAAAGCCTTAAATTATGTAGCAGAAATTGTTAAAGAACCGCTTGCTACTTTTAATATGTCTCCACTTGCTATTGCTTTTGATGCAGAAAATGCACCATGAAATAAAAGGTTTCCTGAACTACTGGCATCGTAAATTCCAAAATGAGAAACTGTACCCCATGAGCCAGTTGCACTATTAAATTCAACTGAAGCATTACTTGCTATAGATCCTGAAGATGCAGAAGCAAAAGTTATAGCTTTTCTTGTGTAGTTATTTCCTGATAATTCTGTTCCTGAATTGTCATCAGCTAAACTACCAGTAGATAGTCCTAAATAGACTGCGGAAGGTGCAGAAGTTGATGCTGTTCCAGTAAAGTGGTCTAGAAATTTTAATTCTAGATAATCTGACATTGCCGACATTTATTTCTCCTATGATGACATTTTTGCGTAGATTGATGATATGTGCAAAGCACCAGTTCCATAGTGTGATCGTTGTTCGTCTTTTCTGATCTCTTCTATAGATCTTGTAAACTTAGCATCGTAAGTTGATGCCCTTTGTTCATCCATTAAATAGGTGTAAGCCTCAACTAAACTACCTGACAAATAAGCATCAGGGTGACGAGTTAACATCACATTTGTTGTATTAGTATCTGATAAGGAACTAAGGCTTCCTATGTAGATTATTTCGGCTGTATAGCTATCGTCAGGAATTGGTCTGACCTTTAACTCTCCGCCAACAATAGAATATGCAACTGGTCTGCCTGAAGCACCAGTATAAGTTGTATCTAAGGCTGTAGGACTTTTGTATTCCAACACGACATTCGGAGACGTATTTAATTTTATTTCCCTGATTTCTCGCATATCGGTTGGAAGTGCTATGAACTCATCGCCACTAGTTAAAGTTGCGGTTGCTCTTTTTTCCTGATCTCTAGTTTCTAATTCTCTAGATAATCTTGCTTCAGCTAACTGAATAAAGTTAGGTATCTGATCAGTTAAATCTGTTCTAGCTAAAAAATTAGCTACAGCAGTTTTTAACTCAGAATATGTTGATATACTCACATTGAGCCTCCGCCAGTTCTAAAAAATCTATTGTCACTATCGTTAAGCCATGTCCGCCACTTCTTAGAGGCTTCAGGGTTGTTACTTGGATCTCCAAACTTTTGTGTAAGTTCCAAATATAAACTGTTAGGTATTTCTGCTATATGTTGCCAATGCTTCTGAGTATTCCCAATCATTGATCCTTTTTCATAGTCATTAGACTTTCTTTTGTTAGCATCCAAAACTTCTTTAATATGTTGTTTTGTCTCAATGGTGTAAGTGCCATCGTTATTGTCATGCCAAAAAGTTTCTTTTTTTGAATATGGATTTCTTGATATTAATCTCGACATTGTTTTCCCTTAAAAATAGAAAGGGCGAAATTAATCGCCCCCTCATAGTTAGTTATTATGCACCTGATAAACCAATAACTGCTGAATGTGCTTTTGGTGCTGTTGGCATCAATACCCATTCGCAAATGATTTGCTCTTTGATTGCATCTCCAGTTTGTGCAAGCTGTGTCTTTGAAAAGTTTCTTCCATTAAGAGTTCCGATCTTAATATGATCAGGATCAATAATGAATAACTTGTCATCTGACATAAATCTTGAAGGAGTTAAATCAAGTGTTCCATAGTCAGTTAAGTAAACTGATACAGATCCAACAAATGCAGGAGCAGAACTCGCAGTTGTGTTTACCTGATTTGTAACAAGATTTGTTCCTGCTTGAGATAAGTCAGAAATGTTAGCTTTGTTTGTTGCATCACAAACTAAAACTCTTGGCTTTCCACCATCTTGCCATGCTTGAGTTACAGCATTGTCAATTTTGGCTAAAGTCAAAGAGGCTTCAGTTCCAGTTAAATCTGCAACGTCAGATCCATCTCCAGTTCCAAATGAGATGTCAGAAGGAGTAGCATCTCCATTTGTCATCCATGTCACTAAAGTTGCTGACTTACGAGGCTCAGAACCTGATTTAGCTACGTTAAGATCTCCGACAATTTTCTCGATGTCTCTTCTTAACTCAAGTCCTTTAAGAACTGATTGGTAAGCAGTTTCTTTTGCTCTTCCTGCTTTATCAACACTTTCCAAAGTACCTGAGATAGAGAAGTCTTTCCCTGAGATCTGAGTGTAGTTGTTAAGTCTTGTTGTAGCAGTTGGAGTTGCATAAGTTGCATCTGCACCTTCAGAAAGACTGTTTTGTCCTGCTGAAGCTAGTTCCTGAACTTGCCACTCAACGAGTGTGCCATTCACTGTTTCTTTTTTTGCTAGTGAAAAAATTGGTGTTTCATCACTATCGATTTTGTAAATACATTGTGTTCGCCTGAGTTCGTTAATCTCAGACCGATCTTTCGATCAGCTATATATTTCTATATAGATCAGACTATATCTTATCCCTTTTAGGGTCTATGCACTTCCATCCACTTGGATGTACTTCCTTTCGGAATAGTCGTTGCACCTTCCTGATAAATCAGGCTTGGATCAGGATTGTCTACGTCTTTACGTTTAGAGTTTCCCTGAGTTCACATAGTTTATTTTGACAGATTGCTCTGAAAGGACACTATTTAGTTAATGTCCGCTAGTTGCTCTCGCTCACCAACAGCATTTGAAGTTTGGAATAAAGCCATTCGATTTCTCCTATTAGGCTGATTGTTTGTTTAAAAGTAGTTCGATAGCACCTTCTATTGTGCTATTTTTGTTGAAACGATTAACCATGTCTTGATTACGTTTCGATACAACTTCAGACTTAGTTTTAGGAGTTCCTGCTTTGACCATCTTTGGGGCAACCTTAACCTTCTTTTTGGCTTGAGTTTTGCCACCCATTAACTCGTCATACAACATTGCCTTCCGCAGAGTTACGATTGCACGATGATCACTTGCCTGAGCAATTTCATCATCTGAGTAACCCATATGGGATTTAGCATATGAGATCACTTTTGACCTCTCAGCATCTCTGACTTTCTCATCTCTCCATGCAGGGATCTTATCAAGCATTGTATCAAACTCAGTTTTTAAGTGGTTCTGATATTGTGCTTGTTGTTCTGCCTGCTGTTGAGACTTAATTGTCTGCTGTTGCTGTTGAACTTTAGCTAAATTATTTTGTTGAATTTGGTATTCTGCATGAATACTTGCAAACTCATCATTGGTCTTAGTTCTTCGCAGTTCTTCCCAATTAGGCTCAGGCACTTTTAATGCTTGTTCTAATTGCTGAAGTCCTTCCGCATACTGATCTCTCAACTGCTTCGTTTCGGCATCTTTTGCCTCTACCGCTTTGCTCTTTTGTGAGACTTCGTTCATGCGTTTATGAAAAGTCCTCTCTCTCTGATAACCTGATAAAGCCTCTTCCAAAGTTACCTCTGCTTCCTCGCCATCAATCTTGACAGTGAACATTTGGACTTCTTCTTCGACTTCCTCAGCATCATCTTCCTGAGCGGTTGTATCTT